TAGTAAAGATAAAGCTAAAGAAATGGCTAAAAAAGTTAAAGAAATGGCTTATGAGAAAAAAGAAGAAATGTCAGAAGAAGTAGAGGAAGTTGAAGAAGATAAAGAAGAAGTAAAAGAAGAAGAAATGGTTGAGATGTCTAAAGATATGATTTCTTCATTAGTAGAGGAAGTTGAGGAATTAAAATCTCAAATAGTAGAACTAGAAAAAACTCCAGGATCTGAGGGATTTACTCATAACCCTGAAAATCAAACTAAATCAGTAAAAAATATTGATTTAGCTACAATGTCTGCAAGAGAAAGAGCAGCATATTACATTAATAACAAATAAAATAATAAAAAATGGCGAAATTAAATGAATTAAATAAGCAATATAATTTTGATATTGCTGTAAATCCTGCAACTACTTATGCAGGGGAACAAGCATTGCCTTATGTAACTGCTGCTGTAAAGTCTAATGACACAGTGGCTAAAGGTTATGTTAGAATAATGGACGGATTAACAAGCAAAGCAGTAATCAGTAGTTTAGTAACTTCTGATCCTATTGTTCCAGCAGGTTGTTCTTTTTCTGATGGTGGTACAACTACATTAGGAGAAAGAGTTTTAACTGTAACTGACTTAAAAGTAAATAGAGAAGTTTGCAGAAAAACTGTATATCCTACTTGGGTTGGAAAAAATATGACACAAAATGGAGATTTACCTAATAACTTTTCTGATTTCTTAATTGAGGTTGTTGCAGGTCAAGCATCAGCTCAAATTGAGAATGGTATTTGGGTTGCTGATTCAGGCAGTATTTTTGGTGCAGGGTTTTTATCTAACGATGGTGTATTTGACCAATCAGGTTTAAACGCTTCTGCAACTGCTGACTTTACACAAGTAACAATGAACTCAGGTAGTGCTACTACTGCTGCTAATATAGATGATGCTTTAGCATCAGTTTACGCTAGTGTTACAGGTAGCCACCCAGGATTAGAATTTAAAGAGGGTTTTGGATTCTATATGAATAACAAAATGTATAGCTTCTATGCACAATTCTTAGCAGGTACTGCATCAGGACAGGGTATTAATATGGTAGGTTTAACGTTAAATCCTGAGGGATTAACTTACTTAGGGCACCCGATTTATAGATGTCCAGGAATGCCAGATGACTGTATAGTTGCAACATACAAAGATAATTTAGTATTTGGAACAAACTTAGGTACTGATTTAACTGAGGCATCAATTATACCTACTTATCAATATGATGGTTCTGACAATGTTAGAGTTGTTATGAACTTTGGTATTGGAGTACAAACAGGAATTGGAACTGACGGGGTTGTTGGTTGTATATTCTAAATTGAATTAAATTAGGGGTGTGAAATACCACCCCTTTTTTTTAAAAGAGTATTAATAATATAAAATAAATAAACATGGCTTGTAATTTAACACGAGGTTTATTGGTTGATTGTAAAGATCAAATTGGTGGACTGAAAAAAATCTTTTTTACTCAGTCTTATTGTTCTGACATTAGAGCAAGTGCTACATTTAATGGTACTAATGCTTTACAAATGGACACGGCAGGTTTTGCTAATTGGGATATTTACGGGGGTTCTACTGTAAATGTTTTTCAGTATGATTTAAGACCTAATCTTTCATCTATGACAGTAAATGTTAATAGTGATCCTGCAACAGGTACTACATTCTTTGAACAAACTCTTTCTATTACTCTACAAAAATTATCAGTAGCTCAGACTAATGAGCTTAAATTGATTTCTTACAATAGAAGTCAAGTGTTTGTACTAGACAATAACGATAATGTATTTTTGTTAGGTATGGATAATGGTTGTGATGTTTCAGGTGGTACTGCGGTTAGTGGTGCTGCTAAAGGAGAAATGACAGGTTTTACTTTAGAACTTAGAGCAGAAGAAAAAGATCCTATGATTTGGCTTCCTGCAACTGCTGGTGGTGGAACTGCTAAATATCCATTTGATGGATTAAGTGATGAGGCTGCTTTAAATATTGCAGTAGGAACATAATTAATAAATCGTTACTCAATTTAAAAGAGGGTTATCTATTCGGTAACCCTTTTTTATTAATAAAACTTTACAATTATCTTAATTATATAAAAAAACTTTAACAAAATATACAAGTTGTGAACAATATAATGACTTTTATATTTATAATAAACTATATTATGGCTTGGAAAGTAAAAGACGAATACAAAGACCTAAAACCAATAAATATGAATTTGGCTTATGGTCAATTACTACAACATCAAATAGAAAATCTAAGTGATGAAGTAAAAGATAAATATTTTACAAACGAATCTAAATCAAAGAAGAAAAAAGTAAAAACAAAAGAAGTTAAAGTAGAAGATGATTTAGACTTTATAGGTGGTAACAATGGCAACTAAAACAGAAAACGTAGATATAGACAAAACTATGTATGAGGAGCTTATTGAAAAGTTAGCTACTGTTGAAGATTCAGAAGAACAAGCAAGGTTAGTTAAAGAGTATTATACTAAAATTTTTACAGTTAGAAGTTAATGGCTACATACAATTTAAATTTTACTAGTGGTATGTCACAAGTGCAAAACGTATATTTTTACGAAAATATTGCTAGTGCTATAGATACAAGTTTAATATCAGGTAAATTTTTATTGTTTTATATAAGAGGTCGTAAAACTAATTGGATTAGAACAGTTGCTGCTTACCCTACTGCTAGTGGAGATTATGGTAATCCAACTTGGACAAACAATGATAGATACTGGACTTTTTTACTAACAACTGTTTATCCTACTACAAGCAATATATCAACTTATGACACTACAAATAATTTAACTAAAAGGCAAGGTGCATTTGTACCACCTATTAATGAAACATACGATATAGAATTGTATTATACGTCACAAAATTATTTAAATGTTTTAAGGTCAGATTTAGCAACTAAAATAAAAGGTATAAATATAGTTTTAAATGTTACAGTAGATAAAGCATTTTTAGCTGATCATTCTTTAGATTTGCCTATAAGTTACTTTACAGAATATGCTAATAATGATTTAACTGCGTCAGATATACCTGTTGAGGGTTATAGCAGTAGTAATAACAGAGATAGTCAATATGGTACTCAAAATTGGCAACCAACATACGATACATAATGAAGAAAAAAGACAACATATCAGTAATACACTTAGCAGAATATAACCTGCCTACAATTACAGAAACAAACAATAAAGATTGGATTCAATTTGGATCAGATAATTTATATCCTCAATATTTATTAGAACTATACAATGGCAGTAGTATAAACAACGCTATTATAAAAGGTGTTAGTAGTATGATTTATGGCGAAGGTTTAGATGCTACTGATAGGGAAGATGACGATAATAAAAAGGGTAGTTGGTTAGCATTAAACACTTTGTTACATAATTCGCCTAAAGACACGTTAAAATGTTTAGCATTTGATTTAAAGCTATTTGGAATGTGTTATGTTAATACTATATGGAACAGACCTAGAACAAAGATAGTAGAGGTAAGGCATATACCTGCACAATATATAAGAAGTGGTAAAGCTGATGCTTATGGTAAAGTAAATGAGTATTATTATAGTGCTGACTGGGAAAACACAAGAAAACACAAGCCTAGATACTATAAAGCATTTGACTTAAAAGACAGAACAGACGCTAATCAAGTATTGTGTATTAAAGATTATAGTCCTGGATCGTACTATTATGCTACACCTGATTATCAAGGCTCTACAAGCTATATACAATTAGATATGGAGATTGCACAATTTCATTTGTCTAATATCAAATCAGGTATGTTTCCTTCAATGGCTATAAATATGGCTAACGGAATACCTACAAGGGAAGAAAGAAGAACTATAGAAAGACAAATAAATGCAAAGTTTGGTGGTTCAGGTAATGCAGGTAAAATACTATTGACGTTTAATGATGGTAAAGATACTGCTCCTGAGATAGTACCTATTAATGCTAATGACAATTCTGATAGCTACCAATTTTTATCTACTGAAACAACTAGAAAGGTTTTAACAGGACACAGGGTTACAAGTCCTTTACTTTTTGGAGTAAAAGGAGATGGTTCAGGCTTTGGTAATAACGCTGATGAATTAAGAGATTCTTATTCTCTATTTAACAATACAGTTATTAAACCATTCCAAAACACGCTTTTAGAGGGTTTAGAGCCAATATTACACGCAAACGGCATAGACCTTGATTTATACTTTAAAACGCTTAAACCCGCTGATTTCATTGATATTAGTAATGTTGCTAAACTAGATGAAGATGAGCAAGAGAAAGAGGGAATAGATACTGATAACAATGAACCAATAAAAAAAGAGTTTAAAGCGTTAAAAGATATAGATACTAAACCTACAAAAGGAATGATAGAAGAAGCTAAAAAGGGTTTAGAATGGCGTAAAGAGTACGGCAGAGGTGGTACTATGGTTGGTGTGGCTAGAGCTAGAGATATTGCAAATGGTAAAAATTTAAGTTTAGACACAATTAAAAGAATGAACAGTTTTTTTGCTAGACACGAAAAAAGTAGCAAACAAGGAGAGGGATTTGAACCTGGAGAAAAAGGTTTTCCATCAAGAGGACGTATAGCTTGGGCATTGTGGGGTGGTGACGCAGGTCAATCATTTGCAAAAAAAAAAGTTCAAGAAATAGAGAATGTAGAAGAAGAATTAACTGAGTTATCTGACGAGGGTTTTAACGAAGTATTAGAAAATTTAGATGGTCAAAAAATAAACAACGAAAAGTGGGAAATTGTTGATGAAAGAGATTATGGAAGTGAAGAAAGTTACGAACAGTGGGCAGATAGACTTATACAAAAAAAAGAGAATTTTGCAGTTAATGAAATAAAATCTGATGAAGATAAATTTAGTTATTTAGATAAGTCTATATATAGAGTTAGATTTAAATATGCAGTTGGCTCTACAAAAGCAAAAAAAACAGGAAAAAGCAGACCTTTTTGCGAAAATATGATGAGATTAAGCAGAGGTGGTTTTGTTTGGAGAATAGAAGATATTGATAAAGCAAGTGAAGCGGGAGTTAATAAACAATTAGGTCATAAAGGAAGAAAATATGATTTATTTAAATTTAAAGGTGGAATTTATTGTAGGCACAAATGGAAAGAAATATTATATAGACTAAAAGAGGGTACTGAATTAAAGAATGGACAAAGTTTAGATGATGATTATAACAAAGTAGATAGCATACCTAAAAGTTATGTAAGGAATCCTAAAGGAATTAAAGATAGTAAAATAGCACCTGTAAATATGCCTAATCAAGGAGCATATCCAGGAGCAAAATAAAATTAAAATATGGCAATACAACATACATTATTTATAAGTACAGATAGGTTAAAAAGAGATAGTGCTTTAGGTGGATCAGTAGATGACAATTTACTACTACCATATATTCTTATGGCACAAGATAGATACATACTACCAATACTTGGAACTGATTTAACAAATAAGCTGATTTCAGATATACAAGGTAGTAGTTTGACGGGTAATTACTTAACACTTTTACAGACTTTTATACAACCTGCATTAGTGCAATTTGCATTTGCTACTATTTTGCCTTTTTTACGTTTAAGAATGGTTAATAATAGCATTGTAACAATGTCAAGCGAACAAGGTTCTAGTGTAGCACACGAAGATTTAAAACCTTTAATAAATGCTAGTATGGATCAAGGAGAATTTTATAGAGAAAGATTGATTGATTATGTAAAAAGTAATACGTCATTGTTTCCTGAATATTCTACTAACCAAACTAAAGATGGAGATATATCCCCTACAACGCAAAACTATTATGCGGGATTAAATCTTGATACTGCACCCTTAAGTAATAAAGCTAAATCTTTTTTACAAGGAGCAGATATAACTATATGTTGTTAATATGATAACTAAACAAAAAGTCAAGGAAAGACAAAAAAACATAACTAAATTAAAAACTTATTTAAAGAAAAATGGCAGGACAAAGACTAACAGACAAAACGGCTCTAAATAACCATACAGGATCAGGAGATTTATATATGGTAGTGGACGTATCAGATACAAGTTCTAGTACAAGCGGTACGTCAAAAAAATTAGACTCTAAATTTGTAATACAAACTGATAAAATTACAGTATCATCAGCAGAATTTGGTGCAATGGACGGAACAGGTAATGCAGGTAGATTTAAAACATTAGTATCGGCTCCTGGTAGTGGTTATGCAATAGTGCCTTTAAATCTAGTTGTTGTTGTTACAGGTATAACTTTGCCATCTCCTGTAGTTGCATCATTATATGCGGGTTATCTTAATAATTCTTCAACAATGTATGTTTACAGAAAAACAAAGTTTATGAATGCTTTAGGAACAAATAATACTATAGTTTTGGCAAAAGATGGAAGTTCATATTCAAATACTGCAACAATAGATAATCTGCCTTTTTATTTATATTCTAGTGCAAATTTTGGTGGTAATTTTGGTGCAGATGTATATATAACATATCAAATAATAAAATTAGCATAATGGAAACATCTAAATATATCTATGCTTTACTAATAATACTTGTATTTGGTGTAGCAACTTGTAAAGGACAATTTTTTAAATATGCAACTATCTATACGTCTATGAACATAAATACAAGTATGGTAGAAGATCAAGACTATAGAGCAATAAACAGAGGTTATGAAGAAATCACACAAATCAATCCTTATGACTATTCTTTCCAAATTGGAATTAGAAAGGTTGCAAGATACGACTTTGAACAGAAAAAAAAGACTTGGTATACGGGTTCTGATGAGCAAAGCTATAGCGATAATACTACTATCTCTAATAATATTGGCTGGGAGTATTTATTTAATTACGCTTTTATACGTCATCGTTCTGAAAAATTTACTAATCAAGATTTTTGGATTAGATATTTAGGTAATAAAACTGTTACAAAAGCACAAATAAAGAATGATGAGGCTAGAGATTTACAATTTACATCATTTGATACTAGATATAGAATAAACAAAGGCAGGTGGGATTTTACATTTGGTTTAGTAGGTAGAGGTCATAGAGTTTATGGCTACAATCCTATTGCAGAAACTTGGGAAAAAGGACAGCAAACATTTTTTGATTTAGCAAATGACTTTGGTTATTCAAGGCAGTTTGTTAATGGAGATTGGCATTGGTTTAAAAACGATGAATTATTAGCAACATCAAATGACGAGTTTTTTAAGCATTATTTTGGCTCAGCAATAGCACAGTATAACCAAAACGAAATAGATGCATTAGGTAGCGTTTATGAGCTTTCTGGAGTGATTGGACTGTCTTACTATAAGTATAGTAAAGACTTTTGGTTGTTAAGTTGGATAAATGTACTGCCATATCACTACGGATTAAATGATTTTAGTTATGATTATGAACAAGCACCAATTGATGTTGATTTAGGACTTGTTACAGGTTGGAAGATAACAAAGTCATTAGGAGTATTTATAGAGGGTACTTATTTAAGGTACTGGGAAAAACCTATCTATGAATGTAAATTAGGGTTTAATTATTTAATATTTTAGTTATGAAAAAATTGTTATTATTTTTTGTGTTTAGTTTTGGCTTTAGTCAATCAAATTGTGAATTATGTGTAGAGCAAAATGGTTTTTATTGCGGAGATGATGAATCTAATTGGACACAATATTCTCCTAATGGTTGTGTACCTAATGGTTTAAATGATCTATTTTATCTTAACGATGGTTGGTCAGATTGTCAAGACAGTTCAGATGAGCAAGATGCAGTACCAACAACTTTAGCTGATTGTGATATATACAATATTGCAGATACTATATTTATAACTGATACTTTATATGTTGATGTTATAGATACTTTGTACATAAACACTATAGACACTATAAACGTAACTGAATATATAGATTGTATTACAGGTTTGCCTTGTAATAATTCTGCTATTGTAGAAATATTAAACAAATCTAAAAAAGAAAATAAAATATATAATATTGAAGGTAAAGAAATATATAGACGTAAAGGATTATATATAGAGAATGGAAAAATTAATTTTAAAACAAAATAAATATGAAAAACGTAATAAATAAAATGATAAACAGTAGAAAATTTTGGTATGGATTATCTATACTAATGCTTATAATGTTTTCAGAAGATTTAGGAATTAGTGCAACAAAAATGCAATCAATGTTAATTGTAGTAGTAGCTTTAATATTAGGTCAAAGCTATGCTGATAGACCTTGCAAGAGATGAAGATAAACGAAAAATCAGAGTTTACACTTGATTTAAAGACAATTATAATGGTAGTTGGCTTTGCTATATCTCTTTCAGCAACATATTTTACATTGAAAGCAGAAGTAGAATTAGCAAAAACACTACCTAAAAGTGAAATATCACGTTCAGAAATGGATTTAAAAATGGAGTTAATTAGTAAAACTGTTTTATCAAACGCAGAAAAACTAGGCAAAATGGAAAGTGCCGTTGAAAAAATAGAGGAAAGAGTTTACGAACTAAAATGAAATTTTTAAAATACATATTACTATTGTTGGTAGGACAGACCATAGCACAAACTACTGTTACAACTGAAAGTGCTTTAAATAAGCACACAAAAATAAACGGGATAGTTGTTGTAGAGTTTTGGGCGAAGTGGAATGATAAAAATTCTTGTAGTTTTTTAAAAGACTTGGAAGATTGCAATACTGTTAGAGCAGATATTGGAATTAGTACAACACTACAAGAAAAATACGATATAGAAGTCCTACCAACTTTAGTTGTTATTAACAATGGTGTTGAAATATCACGTTTTACAGGTAACATTTTATTTCAGCTAAATGTTAAAAAACAAGAAGTACAAGCCAAAATAGATAGCATAATAATAAGTAAATTTGAATAATGAAACTAACATTAGATTTAATAGAAAACGCAGTAAAAGATAAAGGGTATAATTGGTTTGATAAAGGAGATTACAACTTAAATATAGTAGGCGTAAGAAATAGCGAAACCAACAACGAGGTTACAAATAAATTTGATGATAAAATTACACTATCTTACAAAGTAGATGGTAAATGGCAGTTTTATAGTTTTGATGCTACTACAGATCCAGGCAAATACTGGGTAGAAAATATAATGAGGGTAGAGGGTGTTGCTTGTTTAAAAGAAGGACAATACAAATCATACAGAATAGACAAGCACAGAGGTATTTATGATTGCTTAGCGCAGAGGGAAGGCGAAGTAGAAGTATATAGAGATAATAATAAAGATGGTTGCTATGATTTAGACGATGACAATACACAAACAGGTTATTTTGGAATAAACATACATAGAGCAACTGCTAAAGAGGGAAAAAAATCAAAACAAGTAGATAAGTGGAGTGCAGGCTGTCAAGTTATAGCTAGTAACGATGATTGGAACGATTTTATATTTGCATGTTATAAAGCTAGAGAAATTTGGGGAAACAAGTTTACTTATACATTAATTAATAGTGAAGATATATATGAAACTACTTAAAAAATTATTAGGCACAGATAAAGTAATAGATAGTGTAGGTGGTATTATAGATGACCTTGTTACTACTAAAGAAGAAAAAATACAAGCTAAAACAAAGCTTAAAGAAATTATGAACTCTTATAAAATAGAGGTAGAAAAAAACATAACAGCACGTTGGGAAGCAGATGCTAATGGTAATGTACTAACACGTTCTGTTAGACCTTTAACTTTAATATTTTGTATAGTATGCACAATGCTATTAGTGTTTATAGATAGTGGTGCTATAAATTTTAATGTAAAGCCTGAATTTGTTAGCTTATTAACTACAATTTTAACAGTTATTATAGGAGCATATTTTGGTGGTCGTTCGGTTGAGAAATTTAAAA